GTGATGTAGCAGGAACAACGTCAATGACCCGAACTGGGAACGTATTGGTAGCTGCTGGGGAGGAGCTCAGTACTGAATATGCTGAGTTACCGTTCAGTGTGCTACCGGCAGTTGCCAGAATGGACATGTTGGTACCAATTGCGTTTTGGGTAACAGTTGCCATTACTACGCCACTTGAACAGACAGCTACTTGGTACAAAGTATCAGGATCATCTGCAACAATCGCATAGATCTCAGTACCTGAAGCAACAGTAATTGCATCAGGATAATACTGTGAACGTGTAGGTGTGCCATTTGCTGCGGTGTAGAAACAGCCCAAGAACACGCCGCAAGGTGTGTTAGCGGTTGTACCTACATCTTTTTCAATAGTGCCGCCAACAACTCTTTTGACAAAATCGCCAAAGAAGATGTTTTCGCTGTAGCCAACTGCGATTTCCATGTTACGGGTGGAACCTGCAAAAACTTGTCCACCAATCAGGTTTATAGGCCGTAGCCCATAAGGTCCGTTAATAGTAGGGTAAGCCATGTTTTAACTCCTTAAAGGTTTTTATTTGCCTTTGCCAAATGAGGTAGTAGATTTACGCTCAGCAAACATCGGCATACGAGGATCACTTTGTCTCATCATACTGTTATCTACAGACTCAATCTGGCTCTCAGCTTGCTTGCGGTAAAATGCATCTCGCTGCTCCACGAACTCAATTGGAGTCTTACATAGTAACAATCCACCGATTTCAATATTGTCCTTAAAGCGACTATTGCCATCAATTAACAGTTGGAACTGTGGCTGTTCATTTACAGTTACTGGCTCCCAACCTTCTCTGAGTTTGGCAGAGAGATTTCTTGGATCAGCTACATTCAATGTTGACACCCTTATCCATCGGTACGCGTATCCAGGAAGCTTGTCAGGTTCTGGCAAGAGTTCCGGCTGCTTCCACTGCTGAGGACGCTGCTGTTCAATACGAGTATCTGCTGCTCTAGGTAACTTGTTTTCAGCCATTATTGGCCTCCATTTTTTGGACTTCACGATAGTATTGCTCAGGCGTTAACTTGAGCTTCTTTGCAATGTTTAACTGCGATTGCTTCAGCGTTACCTTTTTGGAGGAAGTGCTTCTGCCTGCAGATGCAACTATCGTACTCTGTCTATCTGTACGCGGCTTGTTTGTGGGCTGCGTTTTTTCTTCTTCAAAGTTCTCTGGGAACCGGCGATGCATTGTCTCATCGACTTTCTTCCAGTATTCATCCGTTGATGCGTAACTTGCTCCATGTTGAGTAACAAGTTTTTGATGTAGCCCTAAAGCTAGACTTGTCATCTCTTCATCTTTCCCGAACCAGGTATTGCGCTCTTGCCACGCCATAGCCCGTGAATCAGGTTTTGGTATCTCAGTCTGACTATTTACAGGAATTTCTGGAGTTTGTAAAGCAGGCACATATTCTTTTGCTTTCTGTAACTTATACTGTGCACCTGATAACTTCTCCTGGGCATTTACCAACTGATCTGAATCTCCTAGATCATATGCCTCCTTATAAGCCCTCTTAGCTGCGTCAATTTCAAGCTCAGCTGCATCCTTATATGCCGCTAGGTAGTTCTGCTCTCCATCGGTTAGGCGGGTTTTAAGCGCCTTGTTCTCAGCCTGGACTGTCTGTGCATAGGCTAGAGCTTCCTTCTGCTCCCTTAGGGCTTGCTCTTTCTCCCTACGCTCATCGTGCCAGACTTTCTTAAACTGTTTTAACTTCGTCTTAACCGTATCGGAATATTCCTCTAGCTCATCCTTGTCTAGATCTTCTACTACTTCCTTTGGCATTGCCTCACGACCACGGTCTTTCTCAGGAGTGTCATCCTCTATTTCAAATTCAAACTCCTCCTTCTCTACCTTTTCGTCTGGGAATTGAAATTCCTTTTCGTCATCCATTTTATTCTCCTAAATGTTACCTTTCGGTATGTTTGTTAAATCCTACTTATTCCTCTTGGGTCTTCTACCACTGCCTCTACGGTGTCATCGTTTATTAATCTAAACTCTTTGCCGTGGATCTTTAAGCGCGTTCCTGAATTAGGACGGGCCAATATAAAGTCACCCTTCTTACACCAAGCTCCTGCTGGGAACCGGCTTTTATCAGAGTAACAGTCTGGACCCATATCAATTACAAAGAACACAGTACTAAGGACTTCTTCATACTGACGAGTTGAGTCAGCCTTTAAAAGACCACTGTCGTACTTCTCCTCAATTACTGGAATACTTACAAGGATGTGATACCCAGTAGGCTTTGGTAATTGCGTTGCTTTTGTTGCCTCATCGCTTTCTGTAGCGAGTTCAGTCATTTGATTGCTCCATATGTTTTAAGAGATCGTAAATAAATCCCTCCGCGATGGATAGACCCCTAATCTCCCCGCAAAGTTTTTGGTACTCCGCATAGTCCTTAGCTGCGCTGGTGGACACAGCTGTGGCTATCTGATCCCTCTTTTCCTTAATTTGCTCTAATACTATGGATAAAGCCTTTTCCATTATTTGTTATCCTTGTTCTCTTTTGAGTTAATAATTTGAGATACACCCTCAGAAATTTTTACTCCCAGCTTTGTACCTTCTAGCTGCATCTTTGCTTCTAATGCTGCCTTCTGGTTTTCCTGTATTTCCTTCTGATTTGCGACCTTGGCACCGATCTGCAGGCCAGCTAACTGCTGCTCTGACTCTACCTTGGCTTTGTCCAATTCGAGTTTGTCTGCCTGTGCTGCCGCGTCTATCATAATTTTCTTCTCTTTCAACTCCACTTCCTTGCCCTTGATCTCTACTTCTTTTGCCCTGAGCTGAAGTTCTTGTTGCTGCATCTGGACAATAGGATCTTGCTGAGCTTGCTGCGCCTGTTGTTGCGCGACCTCTGCTTGATCTTTTTTCAGTAGCTTTTGTGCAGCTGCTGCCATCATCCTTGATACTTCTATTTCCATATCTGCAGATAGTTCTTTGTCCAGATCTGGCAATGGAACGCCTAGCTGCTCTTCTATCTCTTTGCGATATTGGAATGCTATGTGTTCATTAATATGTGCCATACCTGCTGCAGCCTTTACCTGTGCCTGTGGGTCTTGGCCCAACAGCTTTGCTACCTTTGGATCTTGTGACAGAGACATGTGTACTTGTATATGCGCCTCATGGTCCTGGTAGATAAAAGCTTTAACAGGCTTGCCATTTAGAATCGCCATATTTTCTGATACTGGGTCCTTCGGCTTTTGGTCTTCTGAATTTGGGATTAACTTTCCGATATTCTTTATTCCCAAGACTTCTAGCATTTGCCGGTTTAATTCCACTTGATCATAGATCTGTGGGTTCGCGCCAGCCATCTGCATTACAGCCTGATACTGAACTACCTTCTGCGACATAGTAGAAGCGTTAGGATCAGATACTGGGATTACATCACACAGATCATAGTCAGCCTGCTTAGCCTTTCTACTTCCTTCTATTGGCTGATAACTATATTCTTCTGGAGTGCAGTCTCTAATAATCATCTTCAGCAGTTTAAATTCCTGCTTCATTGAATAATAGATACGCGCCTGAACTGCAGACATAACCTTTAATGTTCTTTCCAATATAGCCAGCGTAGTTCCTACAGGAGCATTAGCAGACATATCAGAAACATTCAGATCAGCAGCTGAGGCAAACCGTCTTCCATCCTCAATAATCTGATTCATTAATTGGAACAGAACCTGACTAGGCTCTTTATATGGCAGAGGTAAAATATTATCCCGAATAGTTCCAGAGGCTACATCTACGTCCCTAAACTCTCCCGGAGAAATAGGAGTGTCATCTCCCTTAACTCGCATACCCTTAGTTTTTAATCCGCCTGGTAGATTAGATAAAGTGCCTGCATCTACTAGCTGACGAATAATAGAAGTACCGGACTTGGCAAATGCACCGATTAAATGAATAAGTCCAAAGCAGTAGAACCCAAAGCCTGGGATATATCCATAATGTACAAAGTGCGATCTCTTCTGTTTAATGTCATCGCTCTGTCTCCAGTTACGGCGAATAGCTAAAACATCCTGAGTATTTTTATCTATGGTAATAATATAAGGCAGAGCAATACCGGTCTCTTCTCCGTCCTCATCCTTATCTTCGTACCCAGGCAAATCTAAGTTAACCTGCATTTCTAATAATTTATAGCGGTCATCTGTATTTGCTCTAAATCCCATCTTCTCTGCAATCTTCTTTTCTATCTCGTCCATTGTATTAACTGGATCTGACAGCTCTATATCTCTATAGAATCCTGCAGCGATTAGCTTCTTTAGATCATTTTTTGTCTTACGCATAACGTGAGTTACGCGCTCAGATGTCTCTAGATTTGACGAGCCATAAGGCACCACAACATCTTCAGCTGGGACAAACAGTGAGACTTGCCTATCTAGTGCTGGATCAAAGTAAACTTTCTTAAATGCATTACCTGCTAAACCCAAGCCCCACAACATTCTTTCATGCTCAGGGCGGAACTCAACCATCACCTCTGTGAGCTGGTAATTCATATCCTCTTTGACCCGTTCAGCAGCATCTTTTATGGCCGGAGTTTCCTTGCCAATGATCCTAGTTTTGACAGGTCCTGCCGCAGGAAATGTCTCCATAATTGTCTCTGACTGAAACTTAACTAAAGCCTCTGCCAGTAGTGGGTGATAAACTCCACAAGCTCCTTCCCAAGGCTCTGACCTTTCTTCAATTCTCATACCCAATAATTCAAGACCGTCTACATAAGTCTGCATCCAATCTTTTCTTGAGCTGACATCATCCTCATAGTCCTGAATTAAATCACCGGCAATACTAGCCAGCTCAGATTCAGAAATATATTCGGCTAAGTTCTCACCGAATTCTTCATCCTCTTCTTCTTCCTCTACAAAGCCATCACTTATTTCTATTTCAACATCATTATTCTCTTCGTAATCTTCTGCTAACGGCGTTGGATATAAGGCTTTATCGAAACTCATATTTACTCCTTTTAAATTATCTAAATCTAGGACCATTTAACCACAACGTGGCAGATCGCCTTCTGCCCGAAATAATTGGTGTAACTCTGTGTAATACATAGGATGGAAATGCAACTATCGATCCTTTGACTAGAGGGATAGTCTCAATCTCACTTTTTCTAGGGTGCTGTAATTGCAATTCGCCGCCCTCAAATCCATCATTTAATAACATTATCAAAGTTAGCTTTCTATCTAACTCATTACCTGATAATAAAATGGTATCTACATGCCAGTTAAAATGCTGCCCCTTCACATAGTCTGCCACTTGAATAGATTCTTGGGAGTTTATATGAAATCCCCACCCAGTATTTATATTCGCCAGCATTCCGTGGTGCTGCATAATTCCAGTCAGCCAATGATCATGTCCCGCAAATCTAAGAGTAGAATCTCTGTGATCGTGGTTAACCACAGCCTCTTCTGACATTACCCTGCTATCCATTGTCGGCAATTCATCAAAGTCCTTAGACGCTGAGTCACACAGACTAGGTGGTACGTTTAATAAGCTCCAGAGATCCATCAGTAATAGCTCTTCTTACGTCTAAATCCGATATTATCATCTTCCTCATCAGAATCTAGTCTTAAAAACCCACCTTGTCTAAACCTAATAAGGGCTTGCACCGTAGAATCCACCAGATCGTCATGCTCTGCGTTGGGAAATCTAGCCATTTCTTCTATTACCTCTTCTGCCCACTTAGTCTCAGGAGCCCAGACCCTCCCAGACCTGAATAAATCAGTCACAGAGTTGATACGGACGAACTTATCATTACCTCTTACAGGGGTGTAGTCAGATACCATCACTCCCATACGCCGTAATTCAAATATTAGAGGGGCCCCTGCAGCTTTAGCTTCAATAATACAGGCATCAGGCTGCCACTCATCATAAAACCTCTTAGCCGTGTCCTTTAAATCAGGGAATTCCAGCTTATCCTTCCACGCATCTAGCATTATTATATTAACGTCCTCTGGGTTTTCGTTTAAATGAAAGATTCCCCAGGTAGTACAGGCTGAATAATCAGCTCTTTGGCTTTTAGTAAAGGCGGTATCCCAAGACTGTATTATAAACTCACACTTAGGGGGTCTATCAGCCTCCCATCTCTGCCACCAGTCCCTCTTTACT